CGCTTTTTCAAGTTCGTCAATATCAATAATATCTTCCTGCCAATCGGTGATTTTTTCGCCGTCGGCACGAGCCGATACATTCGCCCATCCAAATACCAGGTGTTGTTCTTCATATGATTTCTGTACATTAAAACGTGCCTTTACTACCTTTTCAGGTTCATCCCTTGCCTTGTGAATGATGTAATCATTAAAGCTTTTCAATTTAATCAACCTCCTAAATTTCAGTATAAAAAAACACGTTGATTTACAACCAACGTGTTTTTTTATAAATTTCATTTTTAAACATTATTCAATTTCAATTTCATCCGCTATATCACTTAATGAACGTCCATCAAAAATGGTATCATTCATTAAATCATCTATATCCGAATATATCTTCACAATGTCATTATAACCCACTTCAAATTTAGTCCTACTCCATGGATTGATACAACAAGTCTTATTGTCATATTCGAATACCACATCTTGTACAAGCGATAATATTAAATTTTTTATTTCTTCTGAATTTAATTTCATAAAATATCACCATTGACCTTTCTTTCCGAATCCGTTATGTCTCGAGTTCTTCGTTCTTCCAAAGTTCCGTCTTTCCACTTGTATGTATGAATATGTTCTCCGTTTTTACCATATGGATGTTGTTTTGGATTGCCGTGATCCGTAGGATGAATTTGTTTTACCATATATCCGTCTTTGTCATATATTGTACGTTCTATATGTCCATCCGATTTTTCTAAATCTAACACTGCATATGGCTTTAATTGTCTGGGAACAGAGCCACCTTTTCTATGGTTGGTTGCTATAAATGTTCCATCAGTCGAATATTTATAGCAACTTCGTTCAGACTTTGTAGCTCTATATGCAGCCTTTAATTTGTCCCATTCCTCTTTATTATTATACTTTAATTTTTGAAAATCTTCAAGAGTTTCAGGAACATTTTCAGTCCCAAGCTGTTTTTTATATTCCGCATATTGTGACTTGTCGGCATAATAATTGACACATGCTTTCTTTTCCGCCTCACTCATACTGTCCCATTTGTTTGGAACACTCGGTATTTTATTATTGTCACCCGTGAAAAATTCTTCGCCGCAACAACAATTTGTATGTACCGGCGGTGCCATTATCTCAGGACCGTTATATTTAATATCGGACGGTACATTATATGGTTTATCAAATGGTACTGTTTGTCCGTTCAATGCAACGCAAATCGGACAAACATTGTCATTGTTTGATGTCACCCAACGTCTATATACATTCTGCATATATCCATGTTCTATCGCCCATTGTATGTATGCTCGAGTTGCTTGATTATGTGCTGTAACAATTTCAGTTCGTGCTATATCTTTTGCCCGTTTGGTCCGTTGTTTGTCTGCCATCCGTCTTGCCGCCTTTGTAGCTCTGCTGTTAATTTCATAATCAGTTAATTTAGGATTATTCTCACGCAGAGTATTCCGCATATTTTCATAATAGCGGGTATTCTGATTAAGCTGTCGCTCTGTTAATCCTACCGTATCTTTTATTCTACGAGCGGCAAAATACGGTGTATCACCTTGTTGCAACGCAGTATTTATAATGCTTTTAACATTTTCTCTCTGTGTATCATTGATATTTGCAATAAGATTACCCGCTCTTTCATCACACCATTGGGTGTAAAATGCAGAATAATCAAACTGACTATCTTCATTATTTTCGTTATCATCATCTGATGTTTCGGTATTGATACTTATTAAGTCTTTATTGTCTTCATATGCGGTTTCAAATCTTTCTTCGCCCACCTGCTCCAAAGTTGGTGTTAATGTTTCATCTTCAAAATCACGCAGATTCGACTCAAACGGTGCGTGTACATCTTCTACGCTCTCATTACCGCTCATGACTTCATCTGTTGTTTCTTCATCTATGTTATAGTCATCCCATAAAAATAATAATGCCAATGTTATCGGAGTTTCGTATTTATCCAACATATTACGAATACGTTGTAGCGCATTTTCACCCTTTTTACTTCTATCGGGCTTGCGTATTTTTTCAAATATTCTCTTTGCTTTTCTGAATGTAAACATATATTATTCCTCTTTGAACTCGCTCTTTTCTGGTGATGTTCCGCCATTACCTGAGTAATCTGCACGTTCAGGCAACTTTGCGGCATCACGAAGATAATCTTCAAGCTGTTCATCAGGTGAAATAAATCCTGCACTTGAAACTTTTTGTATAAAGTCGCCAAGTTCACTGATATTCCTATTTTCAATTTCGCCATGTATTATCGTCGGATAATCCGTAATATCTTTAAATGCCTCACCATTCATATCTATTAAATCAGGGATAGCCTTATTATTAAACACTTCTGCTATCATATCTAGATACGCACCTATTGCCACAGAAAACATCTGTGACTTATCACTGCCGAGATTATATGTTCCTGTACTCTGATGTCCCAACATTATAAAATCAGCTAATACCGTCATTGCAATTCGTGTATCATATCTTTCAATAATAGCGTTTGTATCAAAATTACGCTTGCCGCCGCTTGTGAGTAGCTCTAACTTCCACCCTCCGGGTTTTACAACTCCCTCCAACGAATCACGACGTATACTTTTAACATATCGTTCCGCTTCACGTCTTGCACTGACCATGTTTTTATCATCACTATCCCATATATCAACACCTTCAGGCGCAGTCATTACAGGTAAACCTGCTAAATCACGTTCAATTCCTATACCTTCAATTTCTTGTATTCGCTTTTTAAAGTACCAAGAACGGTACGAATTACGCAATATACTTCGCCCCTCTGGGTTTCCTTTGCTGCTTTTGGTGCGGAATAATAACAGTTTATTCGCAGGAATTGTGATTAAATCAAACTTCGGCGGTGGCATTTGCGTTAATCCCAACAGATTATCATTATCATCATATTCCCATCTGTACAAAGTTTCCTGTGAGCGTATCGGTAACTTCTGCCACCCTATTCGACCGTCATTATATTTACTGTTCAGACGAATATCTTTTTTACGTCCCATTCGACGCTTATACACAATTTCATGTGCACTCCATCCGTATGTCAACATAGACAATATTTCCGATATTGTGTCAATCCACGTTTCAGTCATATCATTCATACATTGCCACACAAAATCAGCCGCTTCCTCGTCTGCCGGAGTATTGCCGCCCGGTTGAGTGTCCCATGAACAACCTCGTATTAGCATATCAACCGCAAATAAAATAGCTCCAACTACATCATCATTGTCAGCCATTTCACGATATGTTTCTATACCCTTTTTTCCTTGCAGTTCCGGTAAGAATTCTTCGTAAAAAATTCCGCCTGTACGCTTTTGACCTGCACGACCAAACTCTTTCATGTAACCCATATTTCAGTCACCTCATCCATTCACTTTCTTTTTTTAGACCGTCACTGATATTTGGCATACTGCCTGTATATTTCTTTATCTTACCAAGATATACTGATAATGCAGCAGCATCTCCTCTGTCGGGTGATTTCAAACCTCGTTTTTTCATTTCGTCTTTGCCCTCAATTTCAAGCTTTCCGTTTGAAGCTATTCTATATTTTCGTGTTGAAAGCTGTGCTACTGTATCAGCGTCATCTTCTAATTCGATTTCTTTATGTTCTAGTAGCTCTTTCAAGCACGCCCACATATGCGTTGTAAGGTTATTATAATACTCTGCCGCCTCTTTACCCGCCTTTGTATCAGTTTCAATTTTTTCAGCAGCATTAATAGGAACAACGGCTAATCTATATAGCTGCTGTTCCTTTTTGACTTCTTTTAGTCGGTCTGTCACACCGCCGCCTAAGCCCGTATCATCAATGTTGACATATATTTTTCCTCTGTATTCGGGAAACTCATTGATTGTTTTTTTATATATTCTTATAACGTCACCAGCGGTCGCCATCAAGTCTTGACCTTTACGCTCGGCCATGATTTTTAATCTTCCTTGTGCGTTGCGGTATATAATAGTTTCGTCATTTCCGAAACGAGCTATATCTACACCTAATATAATATTGGGTGATTTATTGCTGTCGGGAAGTTCATACAACTTACTGCTGCACTGTTCAATTATAGAAAGCGGTATAAACACATCATCTTCTTGTGTTGGAAATTCACCATATACACGAACACGAACAACATTACTGTCCTCGCCGTATTTCTTTTTTAGGTTTTCTATATTCTTTTTATTGACTCGTGCCACATTCTCGGAATTGACCGTATGACATTTATATAATGCTCGGTCTACCGTGTGACTGTCATAAAACACGCCAGAAGTCTTTGTCGGATTTCCTAACATCAATAACTTGTTGTTTTCACCTGACAATGTACCAAGTATAGCTTCCATAATAGCGTCCGCAACACCTGAAGCCTCATCTACTATGAACAACATATTGTCTTCATGAAAACCTTGCATATTTTCAGGCTTTGTTGCCGTTTTTGCCACGGCAAACCACCGCTTATCATGACCTTTCATATAAACATACGTCTTTGTCCATTTCAGTATCTTTTTCAGCACAGGTGATTTTTCTTGCCACTTCGCCACTTCGGACCACAATACATCATTCAGTTGTTGCTTGGTCGGAGCCGTTGCAACTATTCTCGGATATGAAAAACAGCTTAGAAACCACAATAGGATTATTGCCGTTATTGCTGTCTTTCCCACACCCTGCCCCGATTTTACAGTAATACGATTATCGGTAACTATATCGCAAAACACATCATCTTGCCATTTGTCCGGTATGAATTTGAACATTTCCCATGCAAATAGTTTTATATTTTTCCTGTAGAGAGGGATACGCTTTTGAAATATCTCAAGCGTTTTAGTCATCATCCTCACACCCCTCTACTGCTTTTATCCAATCATCTATTAATTCACTGTCGCCATCCGTTGCCTTTTCCGCTCGAATTTTAGATAATGTTTCAAGTGTTTTGATTTTCAGCTTTTGCACCCGAGTCAATTCGGATTCTATTATTTGCATTTGCTCTACTGCGTCAACCTTTGTTTGTTGTGCCGTAACCGTTTGATGTTGTTTGCTACTGACACATTTTCCGAATGCGTTACTTTCTTTAGTCAACACCCGTATATCTTCTTTCAAAATCATTCCGTCAGGCGAATTTTTCAACAATTCATTATATCGTGCCAATAATGCCATATAACGCCGCTCTCGCAAAGTAGCTAATTTCAATGTTTCAATTAACATAAATTCTTCGTCTGTCGGCATATCTGCCATCATTGCACGTTCCTCATCACTGATATTCTTCCAATATTCACTGGCATAGGTTGCATTCTTTAACGCATTGTTATTACCTATCTGACCGCCTCTATGACGTGTTTCTGTTTTTTCCGAACGTTCGCTTTTATTATCCGAACGCTCGTTTTGTTTTTTTTTAGGATTTCCGTCCCAATGGTATGTACTTTTCCATCTTCGGACAGTACCCGGCGGCACGTCAAGTTTTCTTGCTATATCCACGAGTTTCATACCGTCATGATACATAGCCTCTGCTTTCGCTGCTTTTTCATTAGGCACTCGTGCCACCTTAGACACCTCCCTATAATTCGTTCCTTAATTTTTGCATTTTCTTCGTCTTGTGAAGAAATAAAAAAACGGCGTATCTAATGCCGCCAAAATTAATTTAATTAAGTATTGAGCAAATATCATAAGTATTATATTATCAACTACACCGTAAAAAGCTATAGTTATAAAAATAACTGTATCTATAAGTTGACTGCTCATTGTACTTGCATTGTTTCTTAACCATTTATACTTTCCGTTCGTCTTATTCTTTAACCAATGAAATGAAATAACATCCATTGTCTGACTTATTGCAAATGCTCCAAGGCTTGCGAACGTCATTCTTGTTCCCTGATTTAATACTGCTGTCAAACACTCTTGCAAATGAGTTGTTTGCGATAATGTTGGTATTTTCAATGATAAATACCCTAATATCAAAAAGCCGACTTGAACAATTATACCTACTTTAACGCAATCGTTCGCCTCTTTCTTTCCCCATATTTCACCGATAATATCAGTTGTCAAGAATGTGAGTGGATATGTTACTATCGCACCCGCAACGGTTAATCCTAAGACGCTTATAAGCTTACCGCCAAAT